TCTCTGATGGAGAAACGGTTGACCTGGGCAACACGACCGATAAGGTCTTTCACATTGACTCTATCATCAATGCCAGTAGTTATCTCGTAAGGGGTAGATTCAATAAACCCGCCATAGACTAACCTGATGATATATGATTACTAGAGCAGATTTTAATTCGTTGACTGATTATCTCAACGAAATTTACAACGAGGCTGCGCAGGAGGCTATTGATGTGATGGGTTCTAAGGAACTCTTTGACATCTCTGACACGCAGTTTAGGACTTACGATTATCAGCTTATTCATGGCCTTTCTGGAATCCGCAAGGTTTCCGAAGGTTCTGACCTGCCTGAAATCGCTGGTCTGGAAGGAGATTCCGCGACGTGGACGCAGGTTCACTATGGTGGTCTTGTCTCGATTACCGATGAAATGCGTCGGTTTGATAGGTATGACCAGATGGAGGAAATCGTCCGTTCCGTTTCGGAAGACGCTTTCCACAAGGTTGACCAGTCGCTTGCTGATGTCCTGATTCACGGCTTCAGCGCGTCCAACTATGTTGACGTGTATAGTGAAACGGTTTCGGCCACCTGTCCTGATGGTGTCGCGCTGTTCAGTGCTTCGCACACAAACAACGCTACGTCGGCCAACATGCGGAATCTTATCCGCTATCCGGTTGGAACGAATAACCCGCCGCTTAGCCGAGAGGCTGTCGTTCAGGCTCGCGTTGATGCGATTAACCACCTTGATGTTAACGGTCTTAACCGTCCGATTAACCTCGACCTGTTGATTGTCCCTCCGGCAAATTATGACCTCGCTCTCCGCATTGTCGGTAGCGATAAGGTTTCTGGTTCGTTTGAGAACGACATCAACCCCCTCATGGGTAACGTCCGTGTGATGCAGTGGTCGAAACTTACGACTGCCGCCGATACTACTGACGGAAGTGCGTTCTGGTACATGGCAGATTCTCGCCGTGTCAAGCGTTCGCTTAAGGCTCTGTTTGCCAAGCGTCCAGCCCTTGATGCGCCAGAAGAGGTGTATGAGAACAAGAAGTGGGAATACAGTCTCCACTTCTACTACGCTATCGGTCGCGCGTGGCCAGCATTTATCTGGGGTAGCAACGGCACGTCGGCTTAATAATTAGGCTAGAATTAGCCAAATCTTGTTCATACAAGATTGTAAAACTAAACATCTATGCCTAGTTGTGACTTAGCGAAATTGGCTGCCGCAGGAAGAGCTAAGAACTCAAAAGAACCGTGGTCTGAAGTCGAACTGAACGCACTTTATGAACTCAAGATTCCAGTAGATTATGTCCGAAAGGGTGTAGTCACAATGGAAGAGTTTGAGAAAGTAAAAGCAGAAGTTGATGCTTCTCTCGAAAAAGGAGATAAGCCACTATTCTTCTGTTCACGCGATGAACTATGTCAGATTGCTGGCGTGGTCGGAGCTACTTTCCGTGACGGCATGTCAGACGCTTCATTGATTTCATCCATTAAATATGCGATGGACAATGCGAAAGATGAAGTTATTAAAGAAGATGAAGCACTTGAAGTGAACGATAAAGTTTGCATTGAGTGCGGATTCGAGGCGAAGAACGCTAACGGACTTCGCCTTCACATGAAGAAACACATGCCCGAAGTAGTTATGCCAGAAGTCCCTGTTGAGACTCCTGAAGTTTCGTTAGAAGACGACTCGCTGGAAGAGGTCGAGTAAAACATCTCTTAGGGAGACTCATTTATTACTCACCCTTCCCCATCTAGTCTCCCGTGGGGTAGGGGTGAACAACTAAATTATGTCTGTTATAGCAAAAAAGAAAGTCTCGGCCATTACTGGACTTCACATAGATTCTCGAAGTGCGTTTCGTGATGCCGTAATTTTCTTCGATGTCGTCAATACAGCTCCTACCGCCGCTACTGGTGTGTATGGTCTGTATGTTGACAGCTCTGGTAAGTTGATTTATACTGCTGCCGGAGTAGATACGATTATTGGTGCGCCTGGTGCAGCCGCTACCACTTGGGAGGCGATTTTCTCCAACGACACTTCATTTGCGATGTCAACGTCCACATGGACGCTTACACAGTCGTCTGATGTTGCTCTCCTGACGCTCTCAAAGAGTGGTACTGGTGCTGGTGCCGTCATTGATATTTCTAATAGTGGAACTGGGGCTGATATCATCGGCACTTCTGACACTTGGCAAGTCAGCAAGGCTGGTCTTGCTCAGTTCGCCACCAACTCGATAGTAGGTGGAATTCTTAAGTTGGGTACAGGTTCTGCTTCTGGAACTCTTACCTCGAATGGGGCGTATGACCTCATACTCGAAACGAATTCTGGTACTAACTCCAGTATCGTCACTATCACTGATGCCGCAAACGGCAACATTACTTGTGCCATGAACGGCACGGGTAAGTTCGTTATCAGTGGTACTACCACGGATAACGATGCCTTCCAGATTGCCGCTGGTGATGCAGTCATCACTCTCGGTTCTCTTACGATGGCCGATAATGACAATGATGCCGCTTCGTTCCAACTCACGAATGATACTGCCACCACGACTGGTGCGGTTGCTTCGTTGGGTGTGATGAATCTTATCAGCACGTCGCTGACCACTGGTGTCCTACTTAACCTTCAACTTACTGAAGGAACTTTGGCGGGTGGGTATTACCTTCGCGCTTGGGACGCTACGGGTGCTGGAGCCGTGTTCTCTGTTGGAGAAAATGGTGTAATCACTGTCGGAGGTGATGGTGGTTCTAACGCACTTGTCGTTACGGCTGGCGATGTCGTGTTTTCTGACGCTTCTCTGGCTATCACAGATGCTGATAATGCGGCCTCGTTCTCGGTGACGAATGACACAGCGACCTCGGCCTCTGTCATCGTCGTTGCTGGTTCCGGTGTCTTTACGGGTTCTACCACGACTTCGTTTATGACGGTCACGCCGTCTGGACTTACGACTGGTACTGCCCTGTATGTCCCACTTGCTGCGATGACTACGGGCAAGGGTCTTCACATGGTCGCTAATGCGTTGACAACGGGTCTTGCACTAAACATCACCTCGTCTGGTACTATCGTTACCACTGGTGGACTAGTTGAGCTTACTGCTGACTCTGCCACGACCTCTACTGGTCTGGTCAGACTATCTGCCGATGCTCTCACTACTGGTGTTGGTGTTGATGTGACCTCTACTAGTATCGGTCTTACGACTGGTAAATTGGCTGTCTTCTCTCACATTTCAGGTAATATTACCGGAACGCTGAACAAGACGGAACAACTGTTCGAGGTTGAGGCGACTAGGACTGTCACCACTGGTAATGTTTCTGACAACTACGACCTTGGGTCATTTATCAGAACGTCCGTTATCAACGGTGCTGGTACGTTTGTCGCAGCTGGTTCTGTTCTCTTTGTCGAGAATGCCGTCACCAACACTTCTGGGACTGTTACTGATACGGTTTCTGGAATCGAGGTTGTCATGGACTCTCTTGGTACCGGAGCTGGTATCTTGATTGACCAGAATGGTGAGGGTCTGTCGCTGAACATTGACGCAGAATCCACGACTGGTGATATCGTTAATATCCAGTGTAACACGTTAACGACTGGTACTGCTCTTGATATGAGCGACCTGTCAGCCATTACAGAGGGTAAGGCGATTCACGTTGATGCTTCTGGTACTACACAGACGACTGGTATCCTTGTCCACATTGACTCGGCTGCTACCGCCATTACGGGTGCTGGAAGGCTGTTCCTTTCTGACCACACTGGTGCGACTGGAACATCTGCCGTACTTAATGAGTTTGCCTCTGCTGCGACTGATGAAACCGTCGTACTTCGTGTGACGGCTTCTGCTGCGTTGGCTGCTGGTGTGTTACTTGACTTGTCTGCTGCTGCGCTTACTACGGGTACTGTACTCGATATGAGCAACCTGGACGCTATCACTAGTGGAAAGGCGATTCATGTCGATGCGACTGGTGTTACGCAGACTACGGGTATTCTCGTACACATTGATTCGGCTGGTACTGCGATGACTGGTGCCGGTCGCCTGTTGAGGGTTGACCACACTGGCGCGACTACAACGTCTGGTATCTGCTCGGAGTTCGCTTCGGCTGCTACCGATGAAACTGTCATCGTTAAAGTCACCGCCTCGGCTGCGCTTGCCGCTGGTGTCGCTCTCCAGCTTTCTGGAGCGTCTGTCACCACTGGTTCGATGCTGTCGATGGCTGACCTCAACGCGCTGACGACTGGATATGGCATTAACGTCGTATCTAATAGTGCTGATACTTCTTCGCGCGACCTCGTTCACATCAAGAACGATAATTCCGCTGCGGTCGGTACTAATCCTCTTCACATCGAGAACGATGCCTTGATTAGCACCAACTTCAAGATTATGATTGAACTTGATGGTGTTACTCTCTTCCTCTCTGATGGAACAACGCCTAACGGTAACCTTACTGGTGCCGCTGGCGATATCTGTGTCGGTGCCGATAGTGGTAAAGCCTACTACTGTTCTGGTGCTGGTACGACTTGGGTAGCATTGTAAACCTATTTGGGGGGGGGAACTCACC